GTTGATTTGAATGAACGCTTTGCGTTCTCTTATCAGCTTGTCTGCATGGTCATGCCTAAAGATAAGCAGCCTACGTTTGACGAGTTCATTACGAACAGAACGGCTAACCAAATGAAGCTGTCCAAACGTATCTTATCTTATGCCAAGACCAACAGCAACGTGACCGCGAAGATTCTTCTTAGCGGATTATATTCCAGCTCCTTCCGCTCTAAGCTGAACAAAGAACTGCCGAAGGTACCTGATGCCAAATCCTTTGTCAGTAACTCTGACTGTGCTGAGGCAGTTGTGATCACGCAGGACTACGAATACTACTCCGCCATCATTCAGAACATCTACTCTGAGATTGCGTCGATCAAGAAAGCGACGTATGGTTTCAGCATGGATATGTTCACGATGCTGTCGGCTGGTAGTAGCAGCAGCTTCTCATCGTGTTTTACGGTTGGAAGGTTCAACAGTAAGGGGCCGCTTGACATCGCTCTCTGCCCCTTGACTGGTGTAATCTACAACCGCCAAGGAAAGAACATCACTGGCAGAGCTTGGGTTGTCTTTGACAAAGACTTCAACAAGTTTATCGTCATGAAGTCTTATGGCTTTATCGACGACGCCATCATCAAGAAGGTGTGTGGTTGGTTGTGTGCCCTGCTTGACGATAAAGCAGACTGGTCATACACAAATGGAAACAGTGAAGATGTCTATCTTTCACTCGACTACAGACCAGAAGGATGGTACATTGACCCTGTTCGTATGTTCTTCTTCTCTTCAACGTCTGACAAGATCAGGAACATTGATGTGCGAGGGTGCGTAGAAGCACCTTGTTTGTTGTGCGGTAAGTATCATACCACATCAACAATCATTTGCAGTGACTGCAAAGAAACAAAGCTGACCAACTGCAAGAGGTGTGGCAAGCGGATGCTTAAAACGGACAGCAACAAGCTGTACCCAATGTGTAATAACTGTGTGGAGAAGGTCACATTCTGTCCTGTCTGTGGTTCGATGATGCGGGAAGGCAAAGCATGTCCCAAGTGTGCATGGAATAACATGTGCGCTATCTGCGGCACCAAGTCTGACAAGAAGCTACAGTGGATTGAAGACATCCCTGTATGTGAACACTGCATCAGTATCTTGCACAAGACTACCTGCGAATGTTGTGGTTCTCACGGCTTGATGTATCCTTATCGTGGCCATGCTTTGTGCAACAACTGTTACCAGCAGTTGTCTTCTCTGCCTTCGTCAACAATCAGTAAAGCACAGGTTCACATCAAGGCCAGCATCTTGCAGAACTTTATAACCAGCAATCCTGATCTCAAGATTAGCTGGAACGTCAGCGAAGGAGATGCTAATGAGCATTGAGAGACTCAAGACAATCCTTCGCATGACGGATGCGGAGGTAATACAGAACATCGTTGGTACTCTGACGAGTTCCGACTCTGGGTACGAAGTATACACTGACGACGAGAACTTCGTCTTCGGTATTCCTACAACTGATACCATATGTCCTGTGCTTTTGCAGGCGCATGTGGATACAAGACGACACGCCTCGGTGGATGAACCCCTCATCTTGTGCACCGAGTACGGAGTCATTACAAATGCCAACGGTATCCTCGGCGGTGATGACCGCTGTGGTGTTGCTGGTATTCTGGACATCATTGAACGCCATACCAGTAAACCATTCGTTCTCTTCACAAACTATGAAGAAACGGGTGGCAAAGGCATGAAAGCTTTCCTCAAGACTGGCTACCTCGACAAGTTCGTCGACCATATTTATTGTGTCATTGCCCTTGACCGAAGGGGACACAATGAGTATGTATACTATAGCCCCACGTTACCGAGCAAGCTGACGTACTTCCTCGCCAAGCTCGGTTACTATGAGGCCAATGGTTCTTACTCTGACTGCTATGATCTTTGGATGAAGCATGACATCGCTCATGTCAATCTGTCATGCGGTTATGGTCGGCAACACACAGCCGATGAATTTATCTTGGCTGAAAGCTACGTGTCTTCCATCCTTCGCGCTGATCGTTTGATGCAAATGATTGACGAACCCTTCCGTGTAAAGGAACGCTTCACGTACCGAAGCGGACACGGGTACTCGTCTATCGCTTACCCTATCCCCAAACCTGCTGACAATGCTGGTCAGGGAACTGCTGCTCTTGAAATAGTGGGCAGTGAAGAGCTTGCATCTGACGATGGCCCTGAATATGTTCAAGGAACTCATATCCATTCCCCTGTTCACATGCCTCCTGAAGCGGTGTACGCATACTCTGCGGCACCGAAATGCTTCGTGTGTGCGCGAGACGACAGACCGATGGAGTATGATACCAAGAACAGTTTCTTCATCTGTGAAACGTGCAAGAAACAAATCATGAAACACTTTGACACAGTGACAGTCCCCAACGCTATGGCGTACTACGACATGCTTGAGGAGTCACGGGCCAAGAGCCGAGAGGCTAACAGGAATTTGAACAAGGCCAAGCTCAAGGCTAAGAGTTCTCTTCCTGTGTGTCCCGGATGTGGTGATAATCACCATGTCATCTGGTCAAGGAAGGACATAGGATTTGTGTGCACGTCTTGCTTTGAGTACCCTTCTACCGATGGATACAACGGTAAGTTCTGGGTACGAGGAGACAAGAAGTTCTTTGTGAAGACTGTGAATGGCAAGCAAATGGTACTGGTGACAGATCTTAAGGGTGAACACCTTCTGTCAAGTGAAGAGCTGTTGAAGAGCAGTAAGCTTCACCAGTGCGCTGTCTGCCATGAGCCTCACATCTCCTGCTCTTGTGAAACCATAGGCAAGACGAGAAAGGTGAACGTATATGTTTGCCCCTCTTGCAAACAAGAAGCCTTGGATACACTTCTCAATGACAACCTCCCTCCGTGGGACTTGGACTAGGAGGATTACAACATGATCGTACCACGTCGTCCTGAGATTTGCAATCCTTCTGTTCCCGGATGTGAACTCAAACTTCCCTTGTACACGGAAGAAGAACAGGAGCGTATTGAAAACATGATCGACTTCCCCTGTGAATATACCGCAGACGATTTTCGTTCTACGCTTGACCTCTGCTTCAAGCGTAGCACGGAAGCGGAAGCTTTCATCCGTTCCCTGCACGACTACACCCTTCGTCTGAAAGGGGTGTGGCATAGATGGTTGGGTGCTCTTCGCCCTGCCATAAAAAGGAGTTAGTATGTTTAAGAAATGCATCAGTGCTATTGTGGAAGCTCTTGTCAAGGTGGGTCTGAGCGTCTGCGCCGTGCTCAGCATTCCGTTCCTCTGCCTTGCTGGTGTCTTCATGGACAAGGACGAAGACGGAACCATTCGCATCAAACTCTAAGCACGAGGTGCTTATGCGTAATCGTATCAAGCAGTTCTTTGGCTGGTTGTTCAAAGGTATCAAAGCCCTGTGGCAGATCGGTTGGAAGAAGATCATGGACTTCGTCACCAACATAGAAGCTGCCAATGAACTACTTGACAAACTGGAAAAGAATGATTACGTAATCATTCCTGAAAAGATGTCAAGGGTTCACAAAGCTGTCTCTCTTGTGTCTGGATGTTGTCACAGTTTCTTTAACAGATTCCTTAAGAGGACTGACAAAGAACACAAGCTGCTTGACATTGACATCCCTAAGAACTGGATGCGAGGGAAGAGAAGACGTTTAAGCGACGTTGAGCGGCTTGCTCTCTAGGAGAGGTTTTAAGCCTCGTTTACTATGAGGATGACCTATGAGTCATCTTTTAAATAAACGTGTCTTAGAATCAATCCTCGTGCGTTTAAACGGTATATGAACCATAACCGAGGGACGTAGAAATGTAATGCAAACAGAACACCAACAACAGTCCAGACATACTATGTGTCTCTGACGTAAAGGCAAGACATGAACTCATGCTTAGAGGCATGGTTGTATCAGCTTGTAACCATAACAGAGATGCAAGAGTATGACTGTTAGGCGAGAGGAGCTTGAGAAGTTCCTTGATTACGATGCACCTATGGATGTGCCAGTAAGACAAGCCTACTGTCCTTTCTGTGAACAACACAGGAAGAATGATAGTGCACACTGCTTCGTCATTACTCGCAAACGAAACGGGTTCAGTATGTGGTGTCATAGGTGCCACACTAAATACTGGTACCCAATTAAAAGCCCATCATCTAGCGCGATCTTAAGTGAATTGCATCGAAGAGCAGTGGGCAACAAAGACAATGCCAGTGTCGTAACGAAGAAAGTCACTCTCCCGTCAGACTTTACAGCTGACATTCCCGCGTCAGGTTTGCTGTGGTTACGTACCTACGGCGTCAATGAGGATGAGATACGCCGGTACCATTTTGGGTACAGCCCCAGACTAGATAGGTTAATCCTTCCTGTGTTCCGGGATGGAGAGCTGGTCTTTTGGCAGGGCCGCAACCTTTCTTCAGACACATCCAGACCTAAGTACATGAACGTGAGATCACAAAGGTCAGATATCGTTCTGTTTGTAAATAACCAAACATCGAAGGTCGTACTCGTCGAGGATATTCTTTCATGCCTCGCAGTAGCTAGGGCCGGTGTGAGTGCTGTTGCTCTACTTGGAAGCTACGTGAAGATGGATCTTTTACGTGATGTTCTGGCGGACGCAGATATAGCTTGTATAAAGGTCTGGCTTGATCCCGACAAAAGGCAAGAGGCATGTAAGTACGCAAAGCAATTGCGTGCACTTGGTTACAGTGCAAGTCCAATTGTACTAGCACACCAAGATCCTAAGTGTTATAAACCCGAAGAAGTCCAACGCTTCATAGGAGGTGCGACATGTTCGGATTCGGAAAGAAAACCTACGATGGGCCTACGTGGAAAGACGTGTCTATCGGTGTGACCATCGGTAAGAAAACCATGAGCATCTTCGAGATCATTCGTAAGTTGTTCTGGAATGTGATCAACATCATCAGCAACGCCCGATCTATCTGGCGTACTTTGTGCAAGGCGGTTAAGGAGGTGTGTCATGCTTAGCTTCAACGATAAGGCTGTCTCCTTCGTACAGTCTTCTTCCTCCTCTGGCTACGACATACAGCGCAGCCTGTCTCGCAAGCGTAACCAGCTGTCGAACTTCTATGACATGGAGCTGGCTATGTGTGACTCGTGTGGCACGCTTTTTGCAGACAAGCTCAAGTCGATGCCGTGCCCTAAGTGTGGCAGCACTAACGGCAGGAGTTATTCGTACAACACTACGAGTCTTGGCTATCTTGATAACATCAGGATGAACTCGTTCACATACGCTATGGCTGCCTAATAAATATGCAGACAGGTACTTGACAAGCAGGTATTTGATCTTATACCTATAGTACTATAGGTTACTTAACAGGTAAACCTAAAAATAAAACCTTTAGGTTAATATATTAAGTATCTTAATAAGTATCCTTGACTTTACTTAATTAAGTATTATAATATATCTTAGCCGTTACTTAACCTTACTTAAGTATATTATCTTAAATAACCTACTACGTAAATACCTTAATAAGTATAATATCCTAAGACTAAACCTAACTCTTAATTCATAAGTACTATAGGTAACTAATGCTTTGAACATTAAGACTATATTATTTCTGAATTAGAAGGTTGACCTTAACTCTTGAACAAGCAAGGCATTATGAACATTGAGGAAATCTCCCTTGTTTTGTTCTTGTTAAGCAAAGAAAACTTTGACAAGTATTTTAAATTCATCTTTGAGTTGAACCTTGAACTTGAAACTAAGAACTTTCTGAAAACAATTCAGGAATATTTCTCTGAATATCCTGATAAAGAAGTCCTTAGTGTTGAAGAATTACTTGTTTTCTTTTCAGTGAAGCACCCTATCCTGAAGAAGAGAACATCTTATTCTGCTTACCTTGAGCGTTTAGGTTCAACTGAGATTGATAATAAAGTACTTGAAGAAAACTTAAACCACTTCCTTGAGAAATATTTTGCAAGTGAGATGGTATTTAAGTTGACTGAAGTTCTTGACGGTGATTCATACTCTGTCCTTGACGAAGTACAGGAGATGTTAGCCGAGTTCAATGAACGCAAAGTGAAGCTTAACAAAGATGAAGACCAACTATTTGTAAAGTCTAACTTGACTGAACTCTTACAAGAAGAAGTACATGAAGCTGGATTACGATGGCGCTTGTCCTGCCTGAACGAAAGCATCGGAGAACTAAGAGGTGGTAGCCTTGGTCACGTATTTGCTAGAGTTGATACAGGTAAGACATCGTTTATTGTATCAGAAGTTTCTAACTTTGCATCGCAGTTGAAGGATGATGAGGTTATACTTTGGTGTAACAACGAAGAGAAAGGCAAGCGTGTTCTCTTTCGTATCTATCAGTCAGTGCTTAAGTGCAACAAGACTGATCTCATAAACTATCCTACTGATGCAGAAGAAGAGTTCACCAAATTAGGTGGGCACAAAATAAAAATCTATGACCAAGCTATCATCACCGTTGAAGATATTGAACAGTTGATGAAGACATACAACGTGCGTCTCTTGGTTATTGACCAAGGTGACAAGGTTCGTTTCTCTGGTGACAGAGATATGTCAACTGTCGATAGACTTAAAGCTGTGTACGGTAAGTTCCGTGAACTCGCTAAGTCATACGACTGTGATGTTATTGCTGTTGGTCAGGCGTCAGCTTCAGCCGAAGGGTTAAAATGGTTGAAGACTTCTGACATGGACAACAGCAAGACCGGTAAGCCCGGTGAGCTTGACTATGCAATTGGGATAGGAAAATCATTTGATGATGTTGACAATCCTGTTTGCAGTATTAGATATATATCTCTGTGTAAGAACAAGATGAATGAAGGTAAGCACGGCAGATATGAAGTAGTGTTCAACGCTTCATGTGCCCTGTATACTGACAAGGCATCAGGTAGCTTCTCCGAAGTGTCGAAGTCCGACGACCAGTCTCCCCAAGGTTCTGGCTCACCTGAGATCAAGTCCACCTTCAAGTCACTCTTGTCTGAGATATATGGGAACCCTAACATGGAACAGAAGTAAACATGTCCGTATTCACTAACAAGGTTATTGCTCAGGCTGATATCGCCCTTGAAGAATTTGTTGCTAAGCTGGAACAGGAAACTGGTCTTGCTCTGCGCGATCTCTCCCTCGTCGATATGTTGACTGCGCTTAAAGACTATACGAAAACTGCGGCAGCAGCTAACGTAGCCCCGATGTCTCTCTCGCTTGATGAGCCTACCGTGACGACCGAAGCTAAGTCGAGTAAGTAGTATGTCTTACTGTACCATCGACATCGAATGTTCTAAAGCACCGAAGCATATGCCTTGGACAATAGGCTCGTATCTGTGCTCTGTTGGAATCGAACGCCAAGATGGTACCTCAACTGTGTGGTTCTTCAATCCGAATGATAGACCACATGAAGAACTTCTTGCTGAAATCCAACAAGAGATTGACAGCGTTGACTTCTTGATTGGACACAACATTAAGTTCGACTTGAACTGGTTGAAGTGGATTGGTTTGAATGTCAAGGACAAGCCAGTCTGGTGTACGATGGTAGCTGACTATCTCATAAATGGCCAGCGCAAACTTGAGTACAGTTTGAATGCTGTTGCCAAACGCTATGGCTTAGGGCATAAGCTCGATGCTATGGCTATGTATTGGCAAGCTGGATACGAGACGGATGAGATTCCGTTGGAGATTCATGAAGACTATCTCAAGCAGGACGTACATCTTACACATGACGTGTTCAAGAAACAACTCCCGCTCATTGAGCGTGCAAGCCTTGGCAAGATAACGGAACTTTCTTTCCGTCTAACCCAGATCCTTTCTGACATGGAAGTATCTGGTGCAGCCTTCGACAAAGAAGAAGCTATTGCTTACTGTAACCAAACGCGTGAACAGGTTAAAGCAATGGACAAGACGCTGGTCGATCTGGCTGGTATTGACTTTACTCCCTCCTCTGCTTCACAACTCAGTGCTGTTTTATTTGGTGGTTCTTGGAAGAAAGAAGTTCCTGAACTTGTAGCTCGTCAGCTAAAGAGCGGTAAGTTTAAGATCACCACACGCAAGACTAAGATTGAGATTCCTATCAAGGGACTTGGCTTTAAAGTTCCAGATGGCTGCTTGTCTAAGAAGACCGGCTTGCCATCAACTGATAAGAACACACTTGATTTGTTAAAGTCTCGTGACAAACGCTCTGAGTCCTTCCTTCAAACACTACGAGATCAGAAGAAACTGATGAAAGTAGTGTCCTCAATTGCTGGTTCTAAAGAAGAGAAAGAGGCAGGATTGATTGCTGTCATCGGTAAAGACGACAGGCTTCATCCTTCCTTTAACCAGTGCATCACACGTACAGGTAGACTCTCCTCTTCCAACCCTAAGTACCCATTGGGGTTGTAAAACTGGGTGAACTCATGGAAACCCTAACAGAGATTGCTGAGGGCAATCATGAGCCAAGCTTCAGTGCATGAACAAGCATACCATCTTTTAATCAACACATCATTTACATATCAGCAAATTGCTGATGAACTAAAGACTAGTGCTAAAGTTATATGGCGAGTAGCTAAGAATAGACTTTCAGAAGAAGAAAGAAAAGCACGCAAATCCAAGAACTATAGACGAGCGCAGCTTGGCAAGTTAAACACTATGTATAACAGGAAAGGAAAGAACAGTCCTTTTTATACAGGTGGTATTACAATAGACAATGACGGTTATGCTTTAGTCTATAAGCCGCGCTGGTTTTTAGGAACACGTGGAAACTCTAGCAAAGTTTTTGTACATCACGTTGTTGTCTGTAAAAGATATGGTATAACAAAGATTCCCAAAGGGACGCACGTTCATCATGTTAATGGCGATAAATTGTGCAACAAGATTTGGAATCTAGCTTTGTTAAAGTCTAGTCAGCACAGACGTGTTCATGCAATACTGAAGAAGGTGCAGAGACTAAGTGCCTATGAAGACATAGGACAGCGCCCAGCTTGGGTAGACTTACTCTTTAGGTACTGTCTACTCTTGATGATATAGTCCAATTACCACAGTAATGTGGGAAGTATGCTTAGCTGATCGGCATACAAAATTTGAGAATGGGCAGAACTTTCCCCGTAATGGTACCAGCCCCATCAAAACATTCTTTAAAAGCAAACAAGGGGTTATTATAAATCTTGACTTAGCTCAGATTGAATGGCGCATAGCCGCTGAGTTGAGTAGAGATCCTGTCATGCTTCATGAATTGGATACAGGTCTGGACATTCATGCTGACAATGCTATCCGATTCTTTGATGCTGGCCAGTATGAACGTGGCTCGAAAGAGTTTAAGAAAGTTCGTACAGCTGCTAAGACAATGTCCTTTCGTCTTCTCTATGGTGGTTCCGCTGAAGGTTTCTATCGAGACCAGCGTATGCCTGACTATAGCTTAAAGAGATGGAGAGAGATTGTTAACGCATTCTATGCAAAGTATCAAGGCTTGAAGCGTTGGCAAGACGAGAACGCACAGATTGCAGCCGCACGTGGATACTTACGTAATCCTTCTGGACGTGTGCTTACGTTCGATGAAGAAGTACGTAATGGTATTGAATCCGTTGATGTTAAGCAGGTAAAGAACTATCCTGTTCAGTCTGCCTCATCTGACATTATGTATCTAGGTATGGTTAAGTTCATAGAACGAGTAGCAGAACTTGGTCTCAAGGCTAACTTGATTCTTCAAGTTCATGACTCGATGGTATGGGATTGTCCTGTAGAAGAAGCAGAGACCCTGTGCCGTGAAGGTATCAAGCTGTTCCGTAGTTTACCTCAACTTGCTAAAGAATACTTTGGTTGGGATATTGTGGTACCCTTGACAGGAGACTGTGAAGTAGGGTATGACTATGGTAATACGAAGGAGATCAAGGAAGAAGAGATGGATAAGATCTTCGCAGATCTTCCTGCCTTCCTCTCTTGACAAATCTTCTTTCGTGTTTATCTTTCTTTTATACGCGCGTGAAAACATAGGAAAAGTCCATGTGGTTTATTTTTGATAGCATCGAACTGAAACATGATCTGGTGTCAAGGGCTGGTCGTACCTTTACTGGTTACGTACTCAAAGGAGAACGTAAGGGATATGATAAAGATCCCAACACTCCTTATGAAAAGATTCTCTTTGAGAACACTGCTACCACAGTAATCGAGAAGGGTATCGAACGTCCTAACTGTTCTATTGTACAGTTCTTCCAGAAGGCATGTTCTCCGGGTGACATTGTCATCATGAAGTTCGTTCGCAGAGGTGGTAATATGTGGGACATTGCTTCCGTTGAAAAGCTCGGTGAGAGCAGAGATCTTCCCACATATGAACCGTTGACAGAAGAGCAAGAAAAAGCTCTCAAGTCGCAAGGCGTTGAAGGTAGCGAGGCCGCGTTGGCTGCTACCGGTGGAACTCCTGCTTGGGTAAGATAAGTTAGCTTAACTCAAAAGAGGCCAGTCTATTGATGTGAATATGTAACTTGACAACATATACATCATATACTGGCCTTTTCTTTTTAGGAGTGTTATGTACACAAACAAGTATCGTCTGCCCAAAGCATTTGAGGACGCCCTTCAACCTCAACCTTATGACCCTGTTGGTGCATCAGACTACAGTGCCACGTCACTGATTGATAGTCCACGTTATGTGCAGCTCTACAAGAGACACAAGCATGAGATTGTCGAAGACCTGATGGATCAATGGTATGTCTGGAGAGGTAACGCAGTACACCATGAGATGGAATCAGCTCTTTCAAAGAATCCAAAGTATCTGGTCGAACGTAAAGTCACACGCTTTGACAAGCCTGATGGAGGCGATGAGTCAACATACAGACGGGTCGTCGCAAAGTTTGACTTGTATGATAAAGAGACACAAACTCTTTCCGACTGGAAAACTTGCTCCGCGTATATGCACGGAAGCACTGGTAAGAAAGAATGGATTGACCAGCTCAACATCAATGCGTATTTCCTTGAGAAGGAGGGGTATCCTGTAAAGGATGTTGCCATCAACGCCATCTATATGGATTGGAGACCTCAATCTGGACGGTACAAAGATGACAAGTATCCCGACTTACCTTTCAACGAATTCAGGTTCCGCGTGCTGCCTCTTGAAGAGCGCGAGTCCTACTACAAGGAACGCCTTCGTCTACACGTGGAGGCCGAATCCTGTAGCGATGACATGCTGCCAGTATGCACTCCGGACGAATGCTGGGAGAAGCCTGCTAAGTATGCCGTTTACAAGGTAGGAGCAGCGAAGGCCACAAAACTTTGTGACACTCGTGAAGAAGCAGATGAGTACATTCGCCACAAGAGACTTGGCTCTGAGTACAAAGTTGAGTTTCGACCGGGCGAACGTACTCGCTGCGAGAAGTACTGTCCTGTGAAACAGTGGTGCAACCAGTATAAAAGCTGGAAAGAATCACAGAACAAAGGAAGTGAGTAATGGATGTAGTTCCTTGCACATGCACATATGACTGTGAGTACATACAGCTTCCTGATGTACAAAACTTAACCGACGAAGAGTTTTATAAGATACGTGGCTTTGCATGGAGAGCCGTTGGTGTATCTTATGTGCATCTTCTTACCAACTTTAGGAATGAAAAGTACAGCATTGAACTCACCGGTGATGAGGGCTGTTCAGTAGCAGAAGTAGGTGAATATCTTGTCTACAACAAGAACTTGAGACGGGTTGACATCCTGACTCCTGAACAGTTCCAACAGTGTTGCGCTGTTAAGGAGGACAAAGATGCTCAAGGTAAAGTATAATCCTGACTGGCATGATGACCCAAAGATCAGGTGTGCTATACAATATAGCGATGAGCAGTTCTCTGAACTGTCTAAGGTCTGGGCTGAACGAGGCTTCGAACTTCTTGTGCATAAACAGGAAGTAGATCCTCTGATTGATATCATTCAGAGAGGAGAAGATGACCGCATCGTAGACGCCATGACGATTGGTGTCGGAGAGTGGTTCCTGTTCGACCCTGAATACAAGGACGAATGGTTCATTGCTACGGACATGGAGTTCACAGCAGCGTTTGTTGCTGTAGAGGAGGAGTCTAAAGATGATCAAGGTAATGTACAATCCTAAGTGGTGTGAAGACCTTGACATCCTGCTCTTCCTAACTTATAAGCAGTATGTTAAATTCTTTAAGGAGGTGATTGTGTAGTGATTAGATATGAATTGAAGATACCTGCCATCGTTACATATAGAGACAAGGGTATTGTCGATGTGCAACTTCGGTCTGGTATCAAGGTTACTTTGAAGGAAGACGACTTCGTTCGTTGCTTCAAAGTTATGAAGGATATCTCAACTGTAGAGGACTAATGCTTGACTACACCGCAATGGCTTCTTGCTTTGAATCAGTTTCTCAATGCTTTGTTTGGAGGTAACTCATACACGACTCTGTCTACTCGTGCGTACATGGCACGTAGAGATGGTGGATGGAAGTGGCCCGCAAACATTCTTGATACTCTGATGTTCTGGCATAAGAAGTATGGAGGACATTGTAAGTATGCGTACTGGACTGACATGTGCAGATGGTATAACTTGCATGTGTCCGAAGGCAAAGAACTTGGTAAAGTCAACGTACCACAAACCGACGAGTGGGTGTAATATGAATAAGCTTGAGCCGATGACTGTTGTGAAGCATTTCAAGAACAATCAGTATCTCGTACTTGGGGTTGCTAAAGATGCGAATCTTGACACAAACGAGTTCGTTGTTTATCGTTCCCTTTATGGAGATCGCAAGCTGTTCGTTAGACCTGTCGCTGAGTTCTTGTCTGATGTAGATAAGGAGAAGTATCCTGATGTGCAACAGAAGGAACGGTTTGAGTACGTAGCTCCTCTCAAAGATATCCTAGCAGCGAAGGCAAATGCATAGTGCTTAACTTTTGCAAGGTGGGGTAGCTAAGGTTACCTCACCTATTACAGGAGTAGTTATGAAAGCAGACGTAATTCTTAGGTTGGAAACAAGAAGCGAACCTGTCGTAGAAGAAATAGCCTACGTTCATGCTGTTATCTTGGGTCGTTCTGGTCTTGAAGAGTTTAATAAACTTGAACAGACAGACTGGGTACGATACACTATTCAAACTGTGGAGGTACAAGAATGATTAAGAAATTCATTGGGACTATCTGGCGGTGTGTGGCTAATGTGTACTGGGGTACGTTGTTTGCATTCAACTTTCCTGTTCTTCTCATGGACATAGGTGTCCGTGTAAAGACAAGTACGGAAGAAGATATTAAGCGTACCATCCAGCTGCTTGAACAAAACATTCAAGACATTGTAAAGGCAGGTATCTAACATGATTTATCCTAACTCGCTGAACGTGTTTGGTCACGACGTAAGCGTAAAAGTTTTCAGTGACCCTATCGAGGTAGTGGAGGACGGTCAGAAGACTGATGTTGTGCTTGCACAATATGATCCTCAGACGACTACCATTTCTCTGATGCATGTCCCGGACAAGCCGGGCATCGGTGGCAGTAACTTCGTTCATGAAGTCATCGAAGCCATTGATGTGCACGGAGACTTGAAGTTGAACCATACACAAATTTCCACACTGGCGTCTGGTTTGTATCAGGCGTTTGTGTCTGGGGAGGTAAACTTTGGACGAGCCAGTTATGAAACTGTGCCCGCTGGAAAACGGGAGTACATGCCAAGTATGTTCCAGTAAACATCTTGACATATACAAAACGATGAGCGGGATGTTCTTTGTTAAATGTTTTGGTTGTGGTTATGAATCTCCTCTTGTGGATACTGCTCAGCTGGCTAAGGTTATCTGGTTGCCTTAACAGAGGTAGTGTGCATATGTGAGATCGATAAAATCAACCTATAACAAGACAAGGTTTGCTTCTAAGTTTGAAGCAGAACTTGCTAAAAAGTTCGACGAGCTTGGTATCAAGTGGGAGTATGAACCTTGTCGTATTCCTTGGCAGCCCGCTGTACGATATTATAAACCTGACTTTAAGGTTACACTTCCAGACGGTGAGGAGTTCTTTGTCGAAGCAAAGGGATACTTTGATCCCTCTATGCGAAGTAAGATGGCTCAGATTCGTGAGCAACATCCAGACTTAGATATACGCTTCGTCTTCATGCTTGAAGATAAAGTTATCTCTCGGTCTACAAAGAACCCCACTACGTACAAAACGTGGGCTAAACGACACGGCTACTCGTGTTGGAAGCCTGATACCTTAGCTGAGAGTAATAGTACTAATGTCGAACGAAAGACTGATAGAACAGGCAAACATGGAAGCACTCGAAGAAGTAAAGGAAGCCATCAAGGACGCGCATAAACGCCACCCTGAGACGCATCCGTCTATCGAGCATTCTGCTTGGATTCTCAAAGAAGAGATGGCCGAGCTGAAACATGAGCTTTACAAACCGGAGAGATGGCGTGACACTACTGCGATTTGTGAAGAAGCCTGTCAGGTTGCTGCTTCTGCTATCCGCCTGATTGCTGACATGAAAGTCCGTAAGATGGAAGGGTATAAGGAGCACGAACATTACCGTCACGCAGCATAAGCTGAGGTAATCTATGGGAGTCATGTGTTGGCTCAAAGATCACAACTGGGAAAGCACTGAAGTGTGGACTGGCACTGCGTATGACATCATCCGTATTGAAGTCGAGCAGTTCAAGTGCTCTCGTTGTGGTAAGACAAAGAAGTCTGTCCGAGTGTTTGGTAAGTTGAGTAAGAAAGTAGCAGAAGATATTGTTGACAATTCCACAGGAGTGGTTAATGATAGATATGTGAAAGAAACTTCACCTAATGAAGTTATTACTCTTACCGATACAAAGGAAGACAAATGCAAGAAGGCAGCGTAAAAGCATATAGTACCGCTCTTCTTTATGCACTGACAGCTAACGGAAAGACAATGACGTGGCAAGCGCATGTATATGAGAACGAGAATGGTACAGCTAGCATACTTATCCAGTCTGGTTATGAAGGCGGTACTCTTAAGGAGACTACTCGTACCTACGACTGCGGTAAGAATGCTGGCAAGAAGAATGCTACGACTGCGCTACAACAAGCTGTAAATGAAACTAAGTCTAGGTTCAAGAAGCAGCTTGATAAGGGATACAGGGAGAGCAAGGCTGAGTTGTCCGCTCTCCCTATTCGTCCTATGCTAGCTCAGTCTTATACAGAACATCAAAACAAAGTTAATGACAACACGATCTATATCTGTCAGCCCAAGCTCAACGGTGTACGCTGCACGTGTCAAAGACATGGTGACAAGCTGACCTTCCTGTCAAGAACAGGTAAGTCATACGATGTCTTGCAGCGCCATAAAAAGCTCTGCAAAGAGCTGCTTGAAGTTATGCCTGATGGGTGTGTATGGGACGGTGAGATATACTGCCACGGTATGCCCCTGCAAGATATAGTGTCTGCTGTTAAAGCATACAGTCCTGCTACAAACAAGTTGCAGTACTGGGTATACGACACCATCAGCGAAGAGCTCCAGTTTGAACGCATTGCACGCTACCGTGCTTTGCTCGCAGATAAAGATCTTAAAAAAGTTGTGGCTTGCCCTATTGACTATATCAAAGGAATAGTTAATATAAAGAAGAAACAGAAAGAATATCTTGCAGAAGGATACGAAGGACTGATGCTGCGTAACTACAGTGCTAAGTATCGGCAAGGTATTAGATCTTATGATCTTCTGAAGTATAAACAGTACAAAGATATTAACGCTAAGATATCAGGCTTTGTGTCTGATGTGAACGGTGCTATTATCTTTATGTTTAGACTAAACAACGAGCCTTTCTATGCCGTGCCTTCGTTTCCTTTAAAGACTCGACAGGCCATGTATAAAGAGGGAAGCGACAAACCTTTTAACTTTATAGGCAAAGTCGCTAACATCAGATGCGTAGAGTTCTCTAAGAAAGGTCTTCCCATCGGCAACCCAATTGTTACGCAGATAAGATTGGATGAAGATGTTGAGCAAAAGGTAGCGTAATGGACTTCTTCGATATGATCGACAAGGCACTCAAGCATTCTGATGAGATTCCAATTCCTCTTCGTAGGAAGGATGAGTCTTACTGGGGCACACTACCTAGGATGTGTCGTCAATGCACAAACAGAGAGGAATCAACACCTCCAGCATCCTTGAAGAAAGCAGGAGTTAAACCCTGCCAGTTCTGCAAGGTGTTTGAGAAAGCTTGCTACATTGCGTTGACAGTGTGCCGTCGTGTTGCAGAGCCTCTTAACTTTAAGGTAAATAAAAAATGATTTACCTTTCTCCGAAAAGTTCAAGACTATCGGAAGAACAATGGTGTACTGTTATAAGAATGTTGGCTAACCCAAACATAGCTCAGTCAGACATTGCAGCTAAAGTAGGCTGTAGTCAGAAGACAGTGTGTAATATACTTTGGGAAGTATTTCCTAAGTCTTTTGTTAGACATCGAAAGCAAATAGCCAGACATAATATACATCAAGCGCGTAAGAAACGTGGAGACTTCTGTACTAGAAGATACTCAAAAGGTTACCTGCTAATACTCGCACCGAAGTGGTATGCGAATAAGCAGGAACGTGAGTTTATTCCAGCGCATGATGCTATAGTATGCAGACGGTTGGGTTTATCCTGTATGCCAAAGGGCTATATAGTTCACCATAAAAATCAAAACAAACTAGATAATAGATATAGTAACTTGATGCTAATGACCATCAGTGACCATATGTATTATCACAGAACAGGAAAGTATAGAGTATGAAAGATACTGCATGGTTCAAGGCAAAAGAATTTCAGTGTAAGTGTGGGTGTAACACAAACGAGATGAACCAAGAGTTTGTGGATAAGCTTACCCTTGCACGCGAAATCGCCGGTATTCCTTTCGTCATTACTTCTGGATATCGTTGTCCTGCACACAACAAAGCTGTTGGTGGTGTAGCTGGTTCATCCCATACAACTGGATACGCTGCTGATATCAGTGCGGCTACTGGTGAACAGAAGTTCAAGATTGTTCAGGCTCTTATTACAGCAGGCTTTACTCGTGTTGGTATCGCTAAGTCTTTCATCCATGTGGATAGCGATCCCAAGAAGCCGAGTCCGACTATTTGGTTGTACTAGGAGCTGACATGAAGTTCCGTGCTCGTTACCGTGGTAAAGGAGCCAACGGAAAGTATGTCACAACTCAGATGTTTATCAACGCAACAAACGAAGTTGAAGCTAAGGAAGAAGCAAACAAGCGTATTCCAGAAGTGGTCAAGCGTTTGACTGAGCGTGAAGGACAGGATGTTGGACATGTTGTCTGTTGGAAGATTGAACCTCATGAACAAAAGAAAAGAAAGGAAGAAATGTATGTCGGTTAATAAAGAAGCTGTGTTGGAAGAAGTGCGTGCTCAGTTGGCTGTTGAGAACTGGGTGAAAGATGTAGCTAAGGAGAATGAAGCCAGTGACGAATACAGTCCTCGTTCTAATCGTCTTCTTCTTTGGGACTGCTTTGCTGATGAAGTAGGCAGACACGTTGAAGAGTACACTGTTCCTCAGTACGGTGACTTCCCTGATGACAATGTTGCTTCTTGGTCTGCTGATGATTGCATCAAACAGATTCAGAAGTATGTGAACCGTATGGATTCTAACTCTCGTGGTGAGCTTGAAGCTACGCGTGACCTGCTCAAGATTGCACACTATGCTTCTCTTGTGTGGTGCAAGCGTCTTGGCTTTGAGGAAGCTCTTGCGGAAGTAAGGAAGGAACAGGAAGGACAGCCTGAAGTTCAGGAAGAGGTGCAGAATGGGTAAGGTATACTTCGTCTTCCAAGAAGAGTCTATTCTTGGTCTGCTTAAGAACTATGCAGCAGCTGGTAAGTTTGGCTTGCAGGACGTTGAGTACCTGTATGTGAAAGACAATGCAGACTACAGTGAGAAAGGTTCTGTCATCACAAAGGATGACGCTGTAGTCTATGTTGACTTTCAGCCTGACTGTGAACGTGCTCGCATTATTGCACACGAGCTTAAGTGTCCTATCCGTTGGTGTGATGAAGCTGGTCTTAAGATGATTGATGTTAAACAGATCTTTAGGCTTGACCAACAAGCAGCTCAAGCTGCTGTGGAAGCTGACGTTGATGCACCTTTTGCAGCAGGAGTAGAATTTAATGCCTAGTACGTATGTCTTTTATCATGAAGATGCTGACGGGCATTGTGCTGCTGCTGTCTTCAAGTACTCCTGTGACCAGAACGAAGAGCTTGACCTTCGCTCCATTAACTACGGGTATGACTCTAACAAGATGTTCGGTGATCTCGAAACTGGTGCTCGGCTTGTGTTCCTTGACTTCTGTCCTACTGAAGAAGACCTCAAGGCTCTTCATGACAAAGGCTTTCCTATTGTAGTTGTTGACCACCACAAGTCTTCTGTGTGGGCTAAGGATTACGATACGACAGGTACAGACACTAAGCCTTACATCCGTGTGTATCACAGTATCTATCAGTCTGGTTGTGAGATTACTTGGGGAACCTTTATGGGTGAAGCCAAGATGCCTCCTGCTGTGTGGATGACTGGTAGGTACGATGTGTGGGATCATCAGGCAGACGAACGCATTGTTCCTTTCATCACAGGTATGAAGCTCATCATCACCGACCCTGCTACGGAAGATGGTTATGAGTTCTGGAAAGCGTGCTTTGAAACTATCGACACTCTTCCTGCAGATGCACCTGACGAAGAACGTGCTAAGCGTATGAAGTGGGATGTAGTCTTGCAGCTCATCAACATGGGTAATGTTGCACACATGTATCGTCTTGGCCTTGCTGAGGAACGTGAACGTAATGTGCACGACATGGTGATTGAAGGCAAGAAGTTCCTTATGGTGAACTCAAAGCTTTCTGATAGCTATGACTTCCCTATGCAGAAGCTTGATGATAGTTACTTTGGCTTTGGCTGGTACTACTGGGACGGAAAGGAATGGCACTTCAGTATGCGCTCTGAAGGTGATAACGACCTTACTACCGTTGCTGGTATCCGTGGTCATAAGAATGCAGCAGGCTTTACGATGTATGGTTTCCAAGACCCTAGCATCTATCTGAAGGCTGCTCATGAAAGTAATTGATCCTTCTGTCATAGTCTCTTTGCAATCTGCTCCACACTTCATCATGCAAACGATTGAAGACGCTGGACGTACCTGTTATAAATCGGAGGACAAAATCAATGCAACTTCCCATGTGGCTTTCATCGAGCGACTTGTTCGTCGAGGGCATGAAGCTATGCTCGAACACGGGTACGCTACTGCACACTTTCGGATTGACCGTGGTATCTCTCATGAACTGGTGCGTCACCGCCTTGCGAGTTTCGCTCAAGAAAGTACTCGATATTGCAACTACAAGGATAAGGACATTGAGTTTGTAAAGCCCAGTACTGAACTGGACGTTGACTCGATGAATGCGTGGGGTTGGCACATGCAAGAATGTGAGGTTGTGTATAACAATCTTATTAAAGCTGGCTATTCTCCACAAGTAGCTCGTGCTGTGTTGCCTAACTCCTTAGCTACTGACCTTGTAGTAACAGCTAACCTTCGAGAGTGGAGAACTATCCTTAAACTTAGGTGTGCAAAGGATGCTCATCCAGACATGCGGTACATTATGCTACGGCTGCTGAGTGACATGCACAAACTCTTTCCACCTGTGTTTGAAGATATCTATCAGCTTTACAAGGAGGAAGTAGATGCGCTTGCTAGAGATCTTGTATACGTTCTTCCACACACGGAAGAAAGTGGAACAGACGCATGAGACATGCCATTGGTGTAAAGACTATCCTTACTGGGATTGTTGCAATGCTTGGCGTGACTATGAAGACTACTGCTCCACATGTAAAAACTTTAAACCTGCAACTAACGAGGATATAGAACATGACTAAGTTTGAAATCAAGGCTACCTGTAATGGCAAGGACTACAACATTGACTTTGAAGTTCCGAAGGATATCAAGCAGGAAGACTGGGATCAGTTCTCCAAGCTGTTGAAGATGGCTTGCCAGCAAATGGGTAAGTAACCCTTGACAAACTTCTAATAAGTCTTATACTCTTATAAGACACATCGTGTTACCTTAAACGTAGTTGTTAGCTACGTCAGAGACAGGTGGACTTTATCTCCTTGGCTACCTGTCTCTGTCCTAACGCTTAACTAACTAGAAGGTTGAACATGATGGAACAAGGCTCTCTTGCGGATCTCCTTACTCTCGCTAAGTCTGGTGACGACAACAAGCTTGGCGAAATGATGGCTATGATGAACGGTGGTATGGGTGGTCAGCAGTGGATGTGATGGATCCTGATTATCTTGTTTGCTTTCGGAGGATTCGGGAACGGTATGTTTGGTAATCGTGGTGGGGCTGCTATGCCCAATAGTGCTGCGACTTCTGACACGTTCCAGATTATGGATCGTCTGAACTCGCTTGGTAACGGGATGTGTGATACTACATTCTCTCTGAACAACAGTATTCGTGACGCCCGTGACGCTGCTTCGGCGTGTTGCTGCGAAACCAATCTGAACATCGAACGTTCTACGAATGCTGCTCAGCGTGCCACTGACGCGCTGTCTCACCAGCTTTCCGATTGCTGCTGCCAGACGCAGCTCCGTATGCAGGATCTTGCTACTGGTATTCGGGAACAGGCTACGGCTAATCAGTTCCAGAACCAGCAGGAATTCTGTGACATCAAGACCCGCATGGCCGCCAACCATTGTGAAACGCTTGCTGCCATTCAGGCTAATCAGGCGGCGATCATTGGTTACATGACTCAGGAAAAGATCAGTGGGCTGGAACGCGAGAACGCTGCGCTTACGATGCAGCTGTCTCAGAATGCTCAGACCCGTGCTATCATTGAAGCACTGTCTAAGACTTCTACTACCACGCCTGCTGCCTAGTAGTTAAAGCATAGCTTGATAGTTTGGGGGAGCTACGGTTCCCCCTTTCTTATAAGGACTAAACATGTTCGGTGTTCCTTCAATCGAAGAACGTATTAAGAAAGCTCAACATAATGTTGACGTATATAAAAGTGAGCTTGATAGAGCGGTTCATAATGTTGAACGCTATCAAGTTTGCTTGAATAAAGCCATGTCTCGGGTAGGGGAGCTTTCCCTGCTGAAAGACGTGCGGGATGGCAAGCTCCTCGTACTCGATCTTGAGAGTATGGAACCTGCCCGCATCGCATTCCTCTAAGGGAGGTACGTATGGCCTGTGGTGGTAAGAAAAAGAAGAAAAAGGGACGCTAGGTCTTGACAACTTTTCGTTAATGATTATCTTATAATCAAGAGCGACAGTTGCGTGGACTGGCTGTACTCTGGGAGTGACCCACTGGTTGCATACACACGCAGAAACCCCTTGCAGGAAAGATCAAGAACTGCAGGGGGTTTTCTATTAGAGGAGTTACGATGTCGAAACTTACTGCTCTTGCAGAATACGTTCATACGTGGGCACCTATAGCCACGCAGCTATTAGCTTCTGACAATGACGCTGTTAAAATGTATGGTGTTAAGATTCAGCAAGAAGTGGACGTTAAGAAACGCCAGCTTGAAGCAGAACTTGGAGAAGCTAAAGCTATTCTAGGTATGACTCTAGCAACACAACCTAGTCAACAGAAAGAAGTCAGCAACCCTGAACTAGTAGAGCATTCGACTATTCATGGTTGTACAGAAACACAAGTTAAAACAGAATGCACTATCGAACTGTAGATACAAAGAAACCCCCTTCGGGCCTTCGGGCTCTTAGGGGGTTTTCTTTTGCCTAATTTTTATCTTCAGGCATATCAGCAAGTAGCTGTTTTATTTCATGCACACGTGAAACATTGACACCGTTCTTGAGGGACATGATCTCAGCAAACTTCTTGAAACCAAAGGCAGATGACACACAGATACCAAATGCTATCTGATACCAATCAGGCATAGTAGCAAAGGTTTCAAATCCATGTGTTACCCAGTCTGCTGTCCACGGACACCAAGCAAGAATAAGTGGCATAGAGATAACTACTGTCCAGAACTCATCCTTCCATCCAGAGTTGTCGAGGGAGTCTTTCTCCCACGCAATATCTCCCACCACCCCAGACTTGTAGAGATCAATCTTAGCAGCAGCTCTCGCTTTAGCTACTTCGATCTTACTCTGCAACTCTACCTCTTTGAGTTTTTGCCTACTCGTGAACCATCCCACAACACCGGAAACAAGTGCTTCAACAGGCTTAGCGATTATGTCTAGCATAGTTAATCCCTATAGTCAAGACCTGACTGCTTAGCCACACGAGTAAGTTCTTTCATCAAAAATTCTCTGCGCTTCTGCAGCTTTTCCTTTTCTTCGTAGAACTTAGTACCCGTAGCCTTGTTGTTCTTTTCATTCAACTTCTCAAGCTTGCGAACGCTATTCAAGCGAGCATTGATAGAATCATATCTACCCTTGAGCTGCTGAATAGTTCTGTTCTTGTTTCTAATCTCAGTACGTTCATCAGGAGAAAGAGTTGTATCCTTCTGTGCAAGCTCAAGTTCATTCAAGCCAGTCTGCATCTTATTACGAATCTTACTGTACTCATTAAGTGTATCACCATAGCCAACCTTACCGAAGAAAGAGTTAGCAATAGGTACGTTCTTCAACTCAATAGGAGCACCAGTAACAGGAGAGGTCAACATGCCAAGAGCTTGTGTGACTACTCTGCCAAGGCCACCCATGTACGATTCAGTAAGATGCTGGATGGTTTCAGGAGACACATCAATCCAACCCTTCTCAACCTTAGACCCAAATGTCCAAGAGTTCAGTGTCTCTGCTACAGCACGGCACCACATAGGATTAGTACCCCAGTACTTCTGACTGTCAGGTACTTCACCCTTAAAGCTGTGTGTGCTTTCAGGCATAAGAGCATAACCAAAGCTGTTCTGGTTGGCTACTACTTCACCGATAGGACGGAAGATAGTAGGCAAGAAGTTCAACATGGAAGCTCCACCAGTAGGATTGAAGTTATCAAATGAAGCACCAAAGATTTTAGCAGCGGCAGAGGAAGGCTTGGTGCGTCCACTGATTACACCTTCCATTGCATTTGCAGCTACCCAAAAGATATTATAACCATAAGGCAGGGGGATCTTTACATATCCACCATCACCAAAAGGTGCAGGTATAATAAAGTTACTGTCCTTGATATAGTCAGGAATTTTATCATACTTACTTACACCATCGTCATCGTCACCCATAAGCCACCTACACAGCAGTGCGTGTGGAATACCACAAGCTACTGAATAAGCCATGAAAGCAGCGGTTCTCTTTGCATTGTTTGCAAAGCTATCTCCACGCCTCCAGAGGTTACGCAAGATACGCACGTTACCACCGATGTTAGCAGAAGAGAATGCCCACAGACTGTTGAAGAGAGGAGCCCACGAACCCTTACGAGTAAAGTTAACTGTGATCTCCAGAGCTTCGTTAGCTGCACGTTGATGTGCAGTATCCATCATCTCTTGCATCTGTTGAGCAGACCAACCATTACGCTTAGCTTCCTGAGCAATATGATTGTCAAACTCTTGTGTCAGAGCAACAAACACAGAGAACCGAGTAGCATTTTCAGATACGTCAGAGATAGTATCCAGATACTTAAGAGCACCGTCAAGAGTCTTACGAAGGTTACCCTTCTGCTTTGACAGTTCACGTACATCCTTGTACATAGTCTTGTAGTCGTTAGCAAGGAACATACGAGTATGCCCACCAAAGTCTACAAAGTTCTTGTACATTTCCTTAAGGTATGCTGCATCCTTACCAGTATATTCCTTACCGTTCATTTCTGACCAGAGGAACTTAACCATGCGGAAAGAGGTAGCATCCTTAATGATACGCTGACGAATGTTGTTCTCTTTGCCAAGCAAGTTGTTTGCCTGCGCCTCAGAGATTACATTACCTACGTTAAAGATAGCAGTCTGAATATCACGAGGATAGTTCTTGATAGCGAACACAGGGTTATACGTAGTTAACAAAGCAGAGAACTTCTGAGTCATCTTACGAATGAAGTTAATGACTGCACCTGTTTCAACAGTGTTCTCGTTACGCAAAGCAGCAGCAAGAGCTACGTCCTTGATAGCAATACGAACACGGTTACCCTTGTCATCAATCACGTTGATGAACTTGTGTCCTTCACCCTCAAGACCATGTGACTTCCTCACATAGTAGAGAGTGCCATCCCCCTTCTCAGACATACGGAAGTATGGCTGTCCCTTCTCATTCTTATCCGTAGCGATTTCCCACAGGTCTTCGTTAGGAACTTCTCGAACGAGGTTAAGCAGACGACGAGACACATCGTTCTTCTCACCGATGTTTACAGTATCCATGATCTGCAACATCAAGTGTGTAGAAGGACTTTCTGCAAGACCTTCCCGCCCCTTCGCCTTCTTCAACAACTCCCGACCACCAACAGAAATACCAGCCTTTGATCTCTTGTGTGCATAGTCAGGATCAAGATCGTCAACGAACTCTTCCCAGTTCTTTAACGGGACGTAGTGCTTATAGGTAGCACGGAGCTTATCAGTAAGAGTCTTAGGTACAATACGATACTTATCCAGCATGTCCAGATGGTATCTACCAAGTTGGTCAAACTGTGCAGCAATCTCATTCATACCCGGCACATCAGAGTACTTGTCAATGATAGCCTGTGCCTGCTGGTCAGAAAGACCAGAAGGAGACTCTAACGTATTCTTACCACGGTACCGCCTGTTGACTTCAGCGTTACGTTCCAGTGCATGTCGAGCCAGAAGGAACTCGTCAAGGGCAGACCAAGTAGCATTCACTCTGTCCTGCTCAGTAACCTTACGACCAGCCTTACGCAGGTCATCAAGAGCTTCCTTTACAGCAGGAATATCAAGCTTACCAATCTGTTCACAAAGCGGTGCAATCCGCTGATTCATAATATCAGTGCGAATGCTGTTAATTCTATTCACCATACCAGTCATATGACGGTAGATGTTTGTAGCAGGAGCGATAACATTCTTACCAATCGTATCCTTAATGTATCTTTGCACAATCTGAATACGACGGTACTTGTCATACATGCCTTCTACAAATCTTTCAAACCCAGTATGCGGAATGATCTTACCATCCATACCCACAGACTTACCAGTGTTCTTGATCTTAACTATACGGTCAGTCCATGTCTGCTGGTTCATCTGTGCACGCTTCCACTCTTCAAGATAGAGAGGAGGCATATCAGTGTAGGTAGTATCTTCATCCACCATGAAGCGAACTTCAGGAGAACTATACGCAGGAGTAGTATGACTGATGTTATCGCCTTCAAACAAACAATAGCTCTGGGCATTGTTATAGTTAAAGGTAGTACCAGCCACACCCAAGTCTCTCAACATACTAGAGATCTGCTTAGTGTTGTTAGACTGAGACACAAGGTATTCATATACATCCTGTCCAGTCACACGTTCAAGGTAACCCTTGTTCTTCATAAACTGAGTAAGTTCATTCTTATCAAGGAAGACACCGATGTCTTTACCCAAGAACTGAATGTGCATACCATCCTGTGCAGGAATCTGCTGAGGAGGCATCTGCTTAAACAAACGATTAAGATGTTCTGCAACATATCTTTGTTCAGACAGAGGACGTTCCCAGTTCATGAACTGTTCAAAGGAAGGAGCATAGTTCTTATACACCTGTCCGGGAAGACCAGACTGCTTGTTGTTGAATCTCTTGTAGTACTCAGCAAGCTTCATAGGATTAGAGAAGTAAGTTCCCCAACCATATGGAGCAGAGAAATCATCTGCACCTACAAGGTCAACACGTTCGTACTGAGGAGCAACATCATTCAGAGCTGTGCTCATGTACGTAGCACGACCCCAGATAGTGTAGTTAGAAGAAACACCTTGAGGCTTATTGCTGGCAAGGTTCTGTGCAGAAGCAGCAAGGACATCTTTAACATCAGCTTCAGTAACATAGCCATCTACACCAAACAACTTCTGATACAACTTACGAATAAACTTGTACAAGTCACGAATGACAGGGAGTCGTTCAAGCAAAGACTTAGGAGACTCACGCTCAGCTATCCAAGCAATGAACTCTTCTGTACGAACAAGGTCATTAGCGTTCTCGTATGCAGGACGCTGACGTTCAAACTCTTTCCACAGAGGAGTACCATAAGCGTCACGATAGACAGCAGCCATGAACCCAGTAAACTGACGAGGAGTCATTATAGCACGCAGACCATAGTGAGCAACACCTTCGTGCATAAGCAGACGTACTGCTTGTGCCTTAGACTTTACTCGGTCAGCGAACACATAGATCTTGCCATCACAGTATACTGCCTGCGGGATAGCTTTCTTATCTGTGTTCTTAAAGGACAGATTAACCAAAGCATCATGTACAGCAGTAGGTACATTACTATCAGTAACAGAAGAACAAATAGATACAACATCCTTTAGACCGGGAAGCTGAGTCAACGTGTTCTTCATCCAGTCGTACACTTGCTGAGTAGCTTCAGCAGCAAGCTGGAAGTCTACTTCTTTTTCCTGCTGGGTGTACCGTTCAAAGGACTGGCGCTGTGTTTCAATGTTGTTACGAATCTGCTTGGATCGCTGCTCTTGCTTGTACATACGCTTGAGCTGTTCAGCTTCAAGATCTCGACGAGCTTGAGAAGTCTCTTGAGGAATAGCCTGACGTTCAGGGATGTTACCATCCAAAGCATTGTCATAGCTAGCCTTATCTTGAGCTACCTTAAGCTGTGCTTGGTATGCAGGAGAAGCTTCATATGCACGCTGCTGTTGTTCAGCAATCATGTTACGCATATACTGGTCAGCAGCAACCCTATCAAGATCAACCTGATTGTTCAGAGCAGCAGCTTGTTCAAGAGCAACATTCTGCTGAAGAGCACCATACCTTTGTGAGAAAGCATCTGCACTAGGCAAAGCAGCCTGCTGATTAGATGTACCCATCTGTGCAGCTTGCCAGTCAGCAAAGTCTGCATCCCACGTATAAGTAGGATCGTTGGTCAGCTTAGCTGTACTACGCAGAGCACGTGCATTCTTAAGCAGAGCATCAATACGTTCTTGTGTTTCCTTATCTGAGAGATCCTTCAACTGCTTACGCAAGTCAAGTTCAAAAGGAACAGCAGGGTCAAGTCTATCTGCCTTAGCAAACAAGGCATCCATGTTCGTCTGAATCTCAGACAAGTCTTGCGAACGTGCAGCAGAGCGAGCAAGGTTAACGGCAGACTTTCTAACTTCTGCCTTCAATCTATTTGTCTGTGCAAGCTCTTTATCAATACGAGCAAGCTCACTTGTAACAAACTCATACTGGCGATCATTGTATGGAATAGCATTTTGCAACAGGAGTTCAAGGAATACATTGTATTCACCCTTACGTGCCTGCAACTTAGACATATGTTCATCAGCACGATTGAGCTTACGCTGTACGTACTGCTGAGTATCTTGAATGCTATTTATAATCTCAGTGTACTTGACTGGATCTTTCTTAAACAGAGCTTCCTGATACCTACGGTCATCAACAATCTGTTCAGCCGTAAGGTTGGTATCGTAGCCAAGATTCTTAAAGCGTTCTGTTACAGTTTCACGGAAAGCCTTACGAGCCTTCTTATCAGACTCAGAGAGATCTTTCTCAAACTGTTGCTTACGCTGCTTGATATCTTCACGCTGTGCCTGAGCAAGACGTGCAAGCTGAGCAGCATACTTCTGCTGGTCACGTTCAAGCTTCTTGACATACGCATCCTTTGCTTCTTGCGTAGCAAGCAGAGCATACTTAGGAGACGTACCTGCACGAGCAGTAGTCAACTCATCCTTTGTCTTACGCAAAGCATTGACAATAGGATTACGAGCACGAGCAAAAGATTCTTCAGAAGCAGCTACAGCTTTCTGTGCCTCTACACGAATAGCATCACGCATGATGCCTTCACCCTTAGAGATCTGAGTGAAGGGATCAATCTTAGTTAGCTCTTCTTCAAACTTAGTCTGAAGTTCAAGAGGCGTCTGGTCTGGGTTAACATACGGAATGTCTGTCTTAGGTGAATGCTTGAACATGTCAACCATAACGCTAGCTCCACCAGAGGCAGAACCAACAAGAGCACCAGCAATACCAGCTTCCATCATACGGTCGAAGTCATCAGCAGTAAGCTGAGCACGTCCGTCCTGAATCATACTGTTTACTGCACCCAACCATTCCTGTGTGTATTCTTCTGCACCTTCACCAATCATGGCCTTGGGCAGAGACAACGCAGAAGCCTTGAGCTTTTCCTTAAAGGAACGTTCAACAGAGTCAGGTACTTTAACACCAGTCATCTTACGGAGCAGCTGACTTTCACCACCAAGCAGTGTAACCGCAGACTGCAAGATACCAGTACCAATATCCATGCCGGGGTTAGAAGTAAGTAGCCCTCCCTCAGCATAGTTACCGGAATAGTTCTCACCAGTGTTCAGTACAAACTCAGGAGCCATTGCACCAATCTGTGCACCAACAGTAGCGGTCACAGCTTTAGTAGCAGCAGCACGAGCCTCAGCTTCAGCAACACCAGAAGCTACAAGCTGAGCAGTCTTCTTTTCAATAGCACCAGACAAAGCACCCGCAAGTACTCTCTTACCCGCAGCAGCACCTACGCCACCACTAGCCAGAGACATACCTACATTCAACGTCTGTTCACCAAGAAGACTAGCAAAGTAATCACCAAACTTCTGAATACTGTCTACGTCTTTGTAAGATTCAACAGCAGCTTTCAGTTCAGGAGCTTGTGCTTCTTCTTGCTTCTGCTGTGCATAGAACATCAAGTCACCAGCAGTCTGTTCATGACCCATAAGGTCAGCAAGAGCAGCACCACCGGCAGCAACAAGAGCTTGTGTCTGAGGAATAGAACGAAGGAAACCCTTTACATATTCACCATGTTCTGGCTTCGGTTCTTGATACTCAAACGGTTGAGAGTAACCACCATAAGCAGGCATTTCCTGCTCAAAGGAAGAGAACGTAGGTTGAGCACTTACGGCAGGAGCTGCCCTTCTCGGTGCACCACTACCTACAGGAACACTAGTCGTAAACTGCTGACGTGGGTACGCAGCCTGCTGAGCAAGAACGTCTTGCAATGGCCCCTGTTCAGTAAGACCGGGAACCATCACAACACTATAGGGCTGTACACCAGAAGAGATAGGTGCAGCCTGTGCAGCAGCATACGCTTGTGCTGCAGAAACATCCGTATTCAAAACACCATCCAGTGCCATAACTAGAATACCTTTCTTTGGCCCATATTTCGATTCTAAGGGCCTTTAATTAGTTAACGTATAAAACCATAAGCACGAGCTTGTTCAAGAGCTCTAGCCTGCCTTGCAGCCTCAGCAGCGGCAGCTGTCTGTGCCTGCTGATCTACGGAGAGTTGAACAGCACCAAGCTGCTGGCCTCCAAAGTTGAAGCCAAAGTTATTGTAAGGATTACCCTGAACACCAGAGAGACCAGTATTGAAAGTAAGAGCAGGAACACCAGCAGGCATACCCATAGCTTGGTCAAACAAACCTTGTGTATTCTGTGCAGTAGGAGAATTACCGTACACTACTTGTTCATTGAACGCATAAGGAATTGTAGTACGAGGGCCAAGCCTACCTTGTATAGAAGTCATACCAGTGTATGTATTCAGTGCAGCAACTTCTTGTTCAGGAGTCATCTGAGGCAGGATAAGATTGTTCGTAGCAGAGTCAATCGTAGGAGCCTTACCAGTGGCAACGCTTACAGCCTGAGCCCACTTAGATCTATCAAGCTTCTCAATGTTCTCCATCTGAGCAGCCCGTAGACGAGTATCAGCTTCAAGTTCAGCCTTGTACCTATCAGCACCAGCTTTAATACCAGCAGCTCCAAGAGTAGCATTAGCTCCCATAGAGGCAGCACCAAGCTGTGCGTTAGCACCAATGCCTGCAACATCAACAGCCTTCTTGTAGTCAAAGCCCTTCTCTTCACGCATCTTAGTCATTTCATAAGCGCGCTGTTGAGCAGTCTGCTGAGCTGCAACATTAGCTGCATAGGTCTGGTCAATTGTGTTACCAAGCTGCATCAACTTAGCAACACCATCCATACCCATAAGAGGCTGCTGTCTACCTACTTCCTTACCATCTTTATCTATGATGATAACTTCCTTAGTCGTAGGGTCAACAGTAACCTTACCATCAAAGTCACGGTATACAGTGTCTCTCAGTACGTTAGCAGTACCAGTAGGGTCACCGATAAGGATACGTTCACGGTTGTTAAGAATAGACTTCTTTGCAGACCGTGCTTGTTCATTAGCCTGATTCAAATATTCAGCAGCAGCTTCTTGTTCCTTAAGCTGTGCATCAAAGAGCTTACGTTCAGCGAGGAAGCGATCGTTGGTTTCTTTTTCCTTACGTTCGCTTTCCCACATCTGACGACCAGCATGTAGTGCAAGTCCGATAGAAGGCATTACACATTACCTCCAGTGAGATATTGCAGACCACGAGCAGCACCAGCCCAACTGTTCTGTGCCTGCTGATTATACATACCAGCAAGGTTAGCAGAACTACCACCAGCACTACCAAGACCAGAGAGAATAGAAGAACTGTTCACTGAAGGAGTAGCCTGATACGTTTGCAAAGAAGCACCCTTACGATAGTTAAGTGCCTGTGACTGACGAGACAGTGCAAGGTCTTCAGCCTGACGAGAAGCCTGAGTTCTACCCATAGCTTCAGACAGTGCCTGCTGAGAACCCATGCGGTTCATATAGTTAGAGAAGGCACCAGAGTTAGCGTTGATACCAGCCATACCCATAGCACGGGTATCCTGCTCACGTTGCTGTGCATAACCAGCAGCTACATCAGCAGTAGCCTGATTCATAAGCCTGTCACGAATGACATCTTCACCTTCAGTGAGCTTACGAATAACAGACTTCTCAGTATCTCTATAAAGAGGATCAAGTTCTCGCTGTTGCTGGATATCAGCAAGACCTCTGTCTACTGCGTACTGTGCTTGTGCTTGACCTAGAGGTCTAAGCGTTTGAAGATCTTCCATACTATACTGAATATTCAAATCTTCAAGAGGCCAGTACTTTTCTTTCTGTCTCTGCCAAGCTTCGGAAGCGTACTCGTCCTGTTTCTCGATAGAGCCAAACGCAAGGTCAGCATACTTTGACGCTTGGTTTGCTGATTTAATGCCGGAGTAAATGTCGTACCCGGTAGCTGCAAGATTACCTACAGTACCAAGAGCACTCCATGTATCACCCCAAGACCAGTTATCAAAAAGTCCCATTGTTTATTTTCCTTGTATGTTTGGCTTACCAGCCACCATCATCGCCACCATCGTTCTGACCGTTGGCTCCAGAACCAGTGCCGTCACCAGCTTGTCCTTCACCGGTGCCTTGGCTATCGGAGCCACCATTGGGGCCACCATTGTTATCTCCGTCGCCACCACTGCCTCCTCCGCCGTCGTTGCCAAAACCACCACCGTTACCGTCTCCGCCACTACCACCGGAATCGCCATCATTACCGGTAGAGCCGTTGTCACCAGAGTCGTTACCGGCATCATTACCTTCGTTAGCACCACCTTCACCAGTAGTACCAGAGTCAGTACCTTCACTTGTACCACCAGTAGCTGTGCCACCAGCAGTATCAGATTCAGCAGCGGACGTAGAAGCAGCTGTATCAGCAGCAGTACTAGAACTTACACCGCCAATACCAGAAAGACCAGAATCATTTACACTACCAAAGCCACCAATACCACCGAAGTTACCTTGGGTTGCACCGTGTGACATAGCACCGCCACCTATGGCACCACCAACACCTGTACCAAAACCACCTTGGTCAGTACCAATACCACCAAAGGAACCAGTACTTGCAAAGCCTCCCTTGCTGTCTCCACCAAAGGAACCAGTATCCATACCAAGATCGCCAAGGCTAGCCATAGCACCAGCATAAGCAGAAGCAACAGGGCCAACCATATCTCTACCCCAAGAAGAAGTAGGATTAGCCATACCGATAGAGTTGTTTACAGCAGCGGTTGCGTTAGCTACAGCATTAGGACTCAAAGACTTAGAACCAGCAATAGCATCATTGATAGCCTGAGCAAGAGACATGTCGTTGATTGTAGCCATGTCCATGTTATGTGTAGCAATGTTGTTAGCGTAAGCTGCACCGATCTGACGACCAGTAATCTGACCAAAGGTATCTTCCATGACATCACGTGTAGGTTCTTCTGCACGTGCGTCGAAGGCATCAGCAAGCAAACCACCAATCGTGGGGCCTACAAGTCCACCAATCATTCCACCAATAGGGCCACCAAGTAAACCACCCAGTGCACCAAAGGCCATAGAACCCATCGTTGTACCTGTAGTCATACCAAGAGAAGCAGCACCAATTTGTCCTACAGTACCTGCAAGACTACCGGGAATACCAGATAGACCAAAGTTCAAAGCAGCATTAACAGGTGCATTCAAACCAAGAGCAAGTCCAGTCTTAGTAGCAGCATCTAATCCCATCTGACCAAAGCCAGACATAGCCGCATCCATAGCTTGCTTGTCAGTGAAGCTATGCCCCTTGTTAGAGGGGCCAGCATCATTACCCTTGCTAGAAGAAGTAGTACCGCCACCAAAACCATCTCGTCCATCACCACCGGTAAACTCTTTACCTAGAGTAGTACCTTTGTTAGCCTTCTCCTTCTCAGAAGAAGACTGCTGATTAGAGAAACGGTCTTGATTGTCATACCATTTATTACGACTAGAGTTACCCTGATTACTGCTACCACCTATACCATAGTTACCTAGTACCGTCTGGTAGATAGGCAACATTGTAGTATATGTAGGGAAGTATCCGTAGTTGTTCATTTACTTCCACCTCCCAATAGCTATGCACATAACTATGTAGTTTGATGCAGGGTTACCGCCACCTAATTCTCGTGCACCAACATGAGCGCTTGGTTTATCCTTATTCCAAACCCAAGAAGAAATCACATTACCTGCAGCATTTCCTGTAATGTCGGATACCGCAATATAGTTTGTGTCAATAAATTCTATAGGCCAAATTACGTTTATGCCTGCTGATCCTGAAGGTAGTAAATTTTGTACTCCTTGAATAAGTACACCATCTGGTAGTTTCACATACCAAGCATTATCCATTTTACCAGTGATAACACCTTCTTTATCAACACGTGTATTAAGTGCATCAATCTGCTTTTGCAAAGAAGCAAGGGCAGCGTTAACAGACACAAGATACTCGTAGGTATTCCAGTCTTCTGTGTAGGGTACATCAGAAAGCTGTACTTGTTTTGCAGTAGCCATTACTTGCTTTCTCCTTCTACGAGTTCTCCCATACTTGAAGCAAGAGTAATCGAATGAATGTAAGCATTCGACTTAATTTCCACCTCAATAGTCTCACCTCTGAAACCAGAAGGAAGACGGAAAGGTTTAGAGTCTTTTACTTCTCGTGAATATTTAAGCTCGCCATCGACATAATAGTTAAACACTGTAGTATCCGCTAGTTCCAGCTCGTTCGTTTTACACCAACCATTGATTGGTTCATCATCCATGACACGGGCCGCGAGACTTGAACCTGTAAGCTTACCTTCCCAAATATGCTCGTTTTCTTTTTGAGACGATTGGGATGTCATCATGACACGGGCCGCGCTCAAATTAAACAAACCTTGTGGGCTAACATTAACTTTTGAACGCCACCTAAAAGATTTGTTTATACGAGAATCTGAAGCAAAGGAACACAAGCTATATTGTGTACCGTTCTCAAGAGGATAACATACATACAGCTGTGATTGTTCAATATCGTTATAGACAACCTTTGCAGGTTGCGTAGTATAAACCATACCTGAAGAAATAATACTGTTATATACTGTACTATATGTATAGCTGTCTAAGTCAAAGATAAAACCAGCTGCTGTATCTGTAGGATTAGTAAAGAATCCATAGTAAGTATTATTTAGAAAAGCACCCTTCAATGATTCAGGATGCAAAGGTAGCCATTCATCCTGAGTAAGGAGCTTCTCTGTAATAAAGGTAGGACTCGTACTGTTAATTAGTACTAAACCATTCTGACTAGCAAAGATAACACCATTACGTGTATTCACAATAGAGTCAGCAGACACACAAGGACAGTTCTCTTGGATAGCTTTAATCGTAGGATTTGTTGGGTCTTGTACAACAATCAACACAGGAGCTGCTTCTGTACAAACAACAATCGTATTACCAAAAGAACCAAGACCTACTATAGGATAGTCAATCGTTACTGTATGTTCATAAGGCCAAGCATGGGGAGCATTCCAATCAGATACATATACAGTAGAATCTTTATACGCTGCAAACAAACCATTCTGCAAAGAAACAAGACCTTTGAGTCCGTCTACTGGAGCATCCCAGTAAAGAGAAGGACAAGCCTCTCCTAGAGAGGTGTTTGGTTTAGTATCTCTGTACTCATACCAACCACCGGTATTCCAAGTAGCATTTACATTACCTGTAGTATGTGCATCGTTTACAGCAAACTCATCTACAAAACTATACAAAGCTTGTCCAGCAGATGTAACCTCAGACCTATAAATATAACAAGCATTTACACCTGCTGCTCTAGCAGCATCTGTGAGAGCTGAAACAGTAACCAGAACTGTTTGTCCGGGACGTACATCTATAGTACTTTTACCGTTAGCATCAAAAGATGTTACATAGGGTCTGCTGGATTTGCCCACATCAATAGTTCCGTCTGCCCATTTACGTACATAACATGCTACATATGTACGAGCTTCGATATCACCATTTCCAGTACCAGAAACGTCCATTCTACCGTAGCCCATTTCTGGTATACCTGTGTGATACCGTGCATTATTAGTAATGCCATTCATGTAGTCTTGATCTTTCAGAAGAGAACTATCTGTTACAAAGAAACCGTCACTATTCATATAGTAAATGCGGTTGTTCTCGTCGTCATACACAGGGCCTTTAGCTACACGTGTTTCGTAAGGCCACATCAACCAGTTATATGTCTTATTCTTCCACTTATATCTATAGATAGATTGAATATTACTCGGAATATACTGAAGAATCTCATCAGCATAGTGAGGTCGAAGCTCTCCACTCCACAGCTTAACGTCGAGAGCTTCCTGTGCAAGAGTAGCGGGTAAAAACCGTGGAGCTATACGAGGAGCAATCCCGCTAAACTGTTGGAATGTTAGTTTCATATGAGCTCCTAAGCTACAATCTTAGCAAGCTTTTGATTTGCAAGCACGTCTGCTTCTGTATAAGAATCAATCAAAGCAATAAGATCTTGTGTTGAATTACTCAACAGCACATCTCGCTTTTCACGCAAGTACTTCTTACGTTCCTCATACTTAGCCAGCTTTTCTATATCAGTAACATCTGGTTCTTGCTGGTTACTTTGAGCTACGATAATAGAAGCCAGAGGGCGATTTTGCAACTTGTCCAAATAATCCATGTAACTATCAAACAACTCTTTGTTAGTCTGCCAAGTAGTCTTGGGAGTAACAGGTGTAGGCTTAGGCGTATCAATCATATCACCAATCTGAAGCCACGGAGAGTCGTCTATATTTACACAAGTAGGGGTGTCAGGAACAAGAATATCACGTACAATAATATTGTTAATCTGTCCTTCACCGATAAGAGTAGCGTATCTATACATTACAATGCCCACGTACTGATTATAAGAACACACCCAACTTGACCTGCTCCAGCATTAGCAGGATGCGTATAGGAGTCATTAGTCCAACCGGGCGTAGCCCACTCCGCAGGTTCCATTAAGCTTCCTAGTGCACCGGCACCACCGCCACCGGCAATGTAGCTACCATATGCTGAACAAGCACCACCACCCGGAGCGTCACCAACAGAACTATTACCTTGACACTGACTCGTCGGATAGCCAGCACCACCAGAACAGTTAACACCTTCACCTGCTCTGCCGGGGTTACAGTAGATAGTCTTTCCACCAGCACCGCCATTCTGCAAATTACCAGAACCACCAGTGCCGCCAACGGCATTTAAACCACCGTACCCATCTTTTCCGCCACCGCCACCGCCACCAGCAGATACGCTTACAGGGCCACCTGTTACAGAGGTACTTCCTCCAGCAATACCAGCCATAGAGCTAGCAGTTTGTGCAGCACCACCGGCACCTATTGTACAAGTTAATTTGGTACCAGCATTAATAGTTCCTTGCCATCTTGATATGCCACCAGAACCACCGCCAGCACCGGAATAAGTATAAGTAACAAACATAGGCGGGTTACTAGAGTCAAACCTAGAATAACCTGTACCGCCAGAACCACCACCACCGATTGCAACAACATCATACGTTCCAGTATAAGGAACACTATAAGTTGTAGATGAACGGTAGGCTTGCCATACAGCAGGATAGGAAGTTACAAACCCAGTAATCTTACTCGTGAACTTAGTCATATCCTCAGCATCAAGCTGCCCACCTTTAACAAACCAGTTGTCAATACGGCAGTGATACTCAGTGTTATGAGCAAGGGTATTAGCAGGGATTACACATGTAGTAGCATCTATGCCTGTCTCTTTAGTAAAGACTACAGCATTATCAGACTTACGATAAATAACTACACGAGTATATGAAGGAACGTTAGAACCAACACGAGGAGCATTTGTCCAAGTATAAGTCTGAGCAGACTCAACAAGAATTTGAGTCTGACCTTGCACAGGATACGTTTGGTTAGGTTGACCAGTATACTTATGCATAATAGTTCTTATAACTACACCATCTGTATCTCGTGCCCAACCAGTTATAGTTCCGTGCACATCAACGAACAGTTTGTATACTCCATTCCATGATAAAGCATTAGCAGGAATGTTGTAAGAAGAATTGTATGCAACTTCTCCACTAGTCCATATAGGCTGCTGTGAAGAAGGATCAGCAGTTACACCAGAGTAGGCACTAATCTTCATCTTATCTACAGTCTGTCCCGTTACTGCGCCAAGAGCAATTGTCGTTGGAATGACAACAGAAGGATCAAGTATAGAGTTAGTGGCAGGAGAAAGAATTGTAGCTGCATCAAGAGATGCAGTCTGTCCATTTACCTGCAACAAGGGAGAAGACCATGCTGAATAGTACTTCTTATTTGTGGATGTGTCAGTCCAGTAGTTACGAATACGTGCGTAGTTAGTAGCAGCAGGATTATCAAAAATCCACCAAATGCTACCATTTAAAGCTACGCTTGTAGCTGTTCCAGATATATTAGAAGAGCGTTTTATATAACCAAAATTAGGATCATTGGACGTATTAACTTCTATTCCGGACACTGTATATGTAGGGCTAGAGGTTCCTTGAGTCCATGTAACATTAAACGTGTCGTCTTTTGTAATAGTCTGACCCTGTTCAGTAGTCCATACAGGAGCAGTAAAGGTGACTACCGTAGAAAACTCTACATCGTGCAGACAAGTAACACGAAGAGTATCTAAGTCATACTCACCATTATCAGCCCAGTACGTATGAATCTTAAGGTTCTCGTTCCACGGTACATCTACTGTAACAGAACGTCCTGTAGTCCAGTTAGACGTTTCATCTTTTGTCAACCAACCGTGCTTAAACAGTGTACCATCAGCATAGTTGATGTCATACACAAACACATTAGGCCAAATAAAAGAAGGCTTTCCGGGACGAGGAGCAGCAAAGGTAAACGTAAGATGAGGGCTTGTACCAGAAGTTACTGTAACCTTTGTATTATTAGCCCATCTGTACTGAACAGTTGTACTAAAATTCTTAGACGAAGCACCACCCAAGAAGTCATATGCTTCAAGAGTAAAAGTAGAAGCACCTGAAAAAGCTGCACGTTCTGCATTTACGGGATAACCAGCAGGTACCTTCCATGTGATAGTTACAGCTTCATTAGCAGCGATGTTGTTCGTCTTAGAGAATGAGCAGTTTTTAGCATTCTTGATTCTGTACTTAACTTTATCACCATCGGCATCAGTAACACCAGAGAAGTGAACAGTAGAAGTAGCATATCGAGAAGCAGTAGTAGGTACATCATGGACAAGTTTAGAGATGTCCGGTGGGTTGTTAGCAATGATGTTAACACTCAGAGTACCGTACCGAGATAAGTTACCAGATGCAGTCTCAGCATACGTAGTAACTACAATAACGTCACCAACAGCACCAGTAAAAGATACATCACCAGTAGCCGTAGCATTCGTTGTAGTAGGTGTAGTTACAGGTACACGAATGAATGTCTCTTCACCAGTCTGGTTACCTACATAATAGAAGGCAACGATAGGATCTTCAAAGCCACCCATCACTGACGCAGTAAACGTATAAGGATACGTTGTACCAGAACGTACAGAAGTAGTACCAGTAACAACAGGAGTTTCAACAATTGTAGTATTGAACTGGTGAATAGCATCAACTGTACGACGAGGCGTCATGTTAGTCGTGTTGTCTATACCTTCAATAGCTTGCTGATACGTAGACAACTTAGACACACCCAGTTTTTCTGTAGTAGCAATCGTACTAAAGAAAGACTGAAGAGCACCAGCAGTGATGCGCATCTCTACACGAGTACCTACAGGCCATGCTTGTGCAGTAGTGCCTTCCTGTGCACGCCTAATCTTAAAGCCTTGTCTACCTTCTGGATTATATACTTCAAAAGCTTCTACAATCTCTAAGGTATCATCACCAACAAGAGTAAGCTTAAACACATCACCTGAGTCAGATGCAATAACAGGAAACACAGAAGCATCTGCTACATACAGTACTTCTTGTACATCTGTCATTTTATAGGTAAGCGTAGAAGCAGCATTGTTTTTAAATAGAATAGCCATATGTTACTCCTATAGCTTCATGATAAACGCAAGTGCGTAGTAAGGAGGACGAGAATCGACAGCAGAAGCAGAAGCAGTATGTGCATGTCCGTTGTCTGTTATAGGGTGGTTATGCCCCTGATTCCCACCAGTAACGCTAGACCATAAATCATTCCCACCAGACAATACAGTATTCTCAGCATTCCAGTTATCAGGATTACCTTGATAATGCATGTTCTGCATCCTATGCGAATGTGAAGGCATCTCAGCTTCTGTAAGAGTATGATAACCAACTTGTACACCAGTACCAGCAGCATTCACAGTAACTGTAGGAGTATACGAAAGAGCACCACCTGTGTTACCGGGAGCATAAGAATTACCTGCACCCACAATAAAACGATTACGCAGGTCAGGAGTATTGGCAGTGCCGTCGCAAAGATGCCATCCAGAAGGAACAGCATCAACAGCACCAGACCACATTGTGATGATCCCGCGAGGAATCTTTACATCAATAGCATCAAGAATAGACTGAGCAGTAAGGCGAAGCTCTACTGGGCTTCCAGAAGGAAAAGCTCTGGCAGTAGTGCCTTCCTGTGCACGAACCACAGTAAAAGTATCACCACTACGATTAGTAACTTTCATGATCTCAAGAGTACTGGTTGTTTTATTAACCACTGTCACCATGAAATAGTTACTACTTCCAGCATTTGGAAACAAAGCACCTCCTCCCGGAGAAACGACGATCTGCGAATCAGACACAGTTACTGAACTAAAGAGTGTCGTCGCCGCATTGTTTGCAAATTGAATTGCCATTTATGTCACATCCTTCTAGAGGGAAAGTAAGATTAGGCCCATACACAGGGCAGTCACAGTTACAGTCGTCAAGCTTGATAGCATCTCCGACCTTGATTATGACATCAACTACAGGCCATTCATGATTAGCTTCTATGACTGTCGCATTCTCAGAGATAACATTAGCCCAAGGTTTAGACTCTGCTATAGCTTCAATCTCAACAGCACCAAGCTGACCAATTACCACAGGAACAATCATATCCGTCCCAGCTTCACAGAACCATGCACGCTGTATGATGTCAGCTTCAGTGTCATCCATATGCGTAATCGCTTCAATGGAAGTAACACCTATCTTACCTACAGTTTGCATAGCCTCCATGTCTGTGACTGCTTCTATTAGAACACCTCTGATAATGATATCAAAAGGAAGTTCATCCATGACAACACGAGATACTATATTAGTTCCTACATCTGTGATAGGAGTAATCTTATCTATATCTCTGTTAATCATGTAAGCATCAGCCCACATAGGAACTTCGTGAGACTGAAGACGAACAGTTGAGCTAGCTAGAAATTCTGCAACTGCGTTAACAGTTACATCAGTTGTCGTAATGACATTACCTTGTGTAAGCAGATCGACAATAACATCTGCATTAACAGCACCAAGCTGAAGGGTGCCTGCGTTTATCAAGGTAGTGTTGACAAGCATCCCGTTAATAGGATTCATGAGTGTCATTGTCTACCTACCTCAAATAACTTTTTACACCGTGGTGCTGTCAGTAATACGAATGCTCGAAGTCTGAGCACGGATGATGAACTGGTCACCAGCATCTACATCACGCGGACGTTCATCAAGCGTCTGAGGATTACGAATAGCACCCCAAGCCAGAACGTTACCGCCAGTAGCTGCATCCATGATAGCAACATGCGTCACACGACCCCAGTTAGAAATAGCAACCGGGAACTCAATAGCGTTCGCATTCTTCACTACACTCGCAGCAGGCGTCGTAAAAGAGCTGTTCTCAGCTTTTACACGAGCATAACCTTCGCCAGTAACTTCATTCTTAACAGGGCTGTTATCAGTCAAACCAGTCGCAGACGTGAACAGAGCCCAGTACTTAGCCGGAGTGTTATAAGCGGTACCGTTAAACACATGGGCAAGAATCTTGTTGTCAAGATAAGTACTAAAACCAGACATGTTATTTCCTTTAGAAAATTTTATGTTTAAGAGGGAGCATCGTCTTCGACTGAGCAACCCAAGATTTGTAAGCCTTAGACTTAGCACGAGAGATACCCGCACGGAACTTGCGAATATAGTAGTTCACAAGGTTAGGCTTAGACCAAACTCTACCGGACAGACTGTGCAAATAAGCAAGTGCACCGGAAGCAATAGTCTCAGCCCAGTCCGTATACAGGAACTTAGGAATCTCATCAGCTTCTCGCGTAGGCTTCACAGCAGCAAGCATATGCAAAGCTTCTGGAATGTCTTCCATAGGTACACCTACAAGATGCATCACATTAGGACTTTCCATATAGAAGTACTTAGGATACTTATCCTTACGCAGACGCCAATCAGGAGAGTACGAGTCAAGGTCTTGCCTATTTGTTTTCTCTACTTGAAACTGACGAAGTTGTCCTTCAACAGTGTCACGGATAGTAACAGTGACAGGCATCACAATCGTAGCATCTTTGTCTACGATATTGATACCATACTTAGGTTCATCCTTAACAAGATCTCCACAATAAATCTCTTGCTGCCAAATAAGAGACTTCTCACAAAACTCAATACATGCGTTTCGCAGAGCTTCTTTCACCATAGCTACAGGACAACCATGCACATCAGGACGCACGTACTTGAAGAAGTCTTCCCAAACAGCGTTATTCAAATGATCAATCATTGCTTGGCTGTGCCTCCCCAAGATTCGTAGGTAGCTCATCAATCTTTGGCATAGCAATTACAGAAGCATTATACTCCTGACCCAAAGACTGATAAAAAGACTGAACGCACTGTTGTGCAATCTGCCTGTCGTTTGCAGAAGTACTATCAGTACTGTACGCAAGGTACAACATATAGTCTACAATAGGGCCACGATAGTTGCCTATAAGTTGCAACTCTTGCTGCATAGCAACATCGTCATCCATTTCTGCAAAAGAAACATATGGTGCAGAGTAAGCCATCTCTACATAAACATCTTTATCTTTTGCTACCGGAGGGTTAACAAGAAACTGCCGAGGAGTCTTACGATCATACACAAATTCGTAGACAACATCAGAAGGAGTGGTTCGTCTCCAGTCAGAGAAATAATCAAGATCTCTACGTTCTACCTGAAACACAGGCTCACCAAACGTAAAGGTGTTATCCTCTTCCTTTGTAGCGTTACAATAGATGTCAATGAGAGCATAAGCATCATCAGGAATAGTCTGACGAATACCGGGGTTCAACTTCACTACGTCAGTTTTAACCCATACGTCAGGGCGCATCATGATCAGCTTATTGATAGCATCATCAAGAAACTCAAGGTACTGGTGCTTTGAGAGTCGAACATAATCCATATCATTATACAAAAGAGTTACTCTATTTATGATATCAGAGACTTTCATTATTACCCTCAAGTAAGCAAAATGTTAGACTAACTATTCTTACGCGGACGACCGGGGCCACGCTTCACAGGCATCGTCAGCTGAATGTCAAGAGCATCAGCTTCCATCTTACCAACCTGCTCAGGAGTAGGAACCACTTCTTCCGTCCCATCAGCCTGTTCCTCAACATAACCAAGGAACGTATAGGGATACGTAGGAATGTGAACTTCAACAGTAGACTGCCGACCGAACTCATCCTGCTGCGTCTGATAAGACGTAGTGTACGCACGGTCAATGCATTCACGAAGCATGTATTCAGGAACAATCACTTCCTTACCATAAGGAGCTTGGAAGTTCTTACTGTTCACAGAAGCAAACACATAAGGGCCAGCAGAAGGATTAGAAGACGTATGAAAGATAACCCGGCACTTACGTGCAGTCGAGTCAACACCAGCATGATCCTGTCTCCAATCCATCAACAGACGAACAGCGTGCTTACGAATAAGTTTGTTGTCTTCCGTCAACGGAATGTGCAGGCCACGTTCAAAGAGCATATCCCGAATCTGCATATCAGAAGCAGAGTTGAGATCGGTGTCAGTAAAAACAGGAGTGTTAGCCATAAAGAATATACCTTAAAATTTAGTTTGTAGAGCTAGGTGTAGCAGAGCTAGATACGAGAAAGGGGAGAACCCCAAGAGTAGTTGTTCTCCCCATATGGGTCAAGGCTTAGTACGCAGTACAAGCAACTTCAGCGCGAACCATCCAAGCCTGATTGAGAATCACGCAGGTCTGCATGGTCTTCCAAGCAACATGGGCACGCTGAGCGAGCGGGTCAGATTCAGTGTGAGAAGGATTGATGATCACCGGAGTCAGAGACTCAGCACCCTTCAGGGGCACCAGACCATAGGCATCCTTCGCAAGGAAGAGGATGGGGTAAACGTCAGCCTTGGTACCGGTGGTAGAAACCATCGTGTCACCAGCAGCATTCGTCTTAGCACCACCAGCATCCGGCCAGCTCTTCATCAGAGTAGTGAAGAGGTAACGCACGCCTTCAACAGCACCGATTTCATTTTCCCACGGAGACGTATTGCCGTAGTCCTTCACGTCTTGGAAGTGAGGCATCGAGCGGATGTCAGCTTCACAATCGGGATGGCAGACAGCCACGAAGCAGGGAGAGATGGATTCAGTGTAGAAGCGAGGCGTGGACTTAATGCTATCGGTCAGGAAACGAGCCTTCTGGTTCTTCAGCTTACGCGTAATGCGACGCTGCAG